GGTCAAGCAAAAGTAATGTCTATAATGAAAGACGAAGCTCTTTTAGAGAAAGAGGTCGCTGATAGAATAGCTGAAATTGAAAAAGTAATCAAAGAAAGAAGAACGAAGGAGAAAAATTAATGGGATTAAACACTAATTTTGAAACATCCAAGACTAAGGACTTTATGTCAGGAGTATGGGTTAATAACGTTACTGTAGTATCAGTATCACCAGTATATGGAGGTACTGAATGGCAGAACGAGAAATATAAAGACGACGTTGGCATAAACGTAGTCATTGAGATCGGTCAAAGTTTCCAACCTACATTTTATGTGGGTGGCAGATTAAAGAAAGATGACTTTGGCGAAAACGTAGGACTAGGCTCAGTTAGACGAGTAGCTGATTTCTTCAATGCTATAGATGTTGATGTCAACATGGATGATTCAATGAAACTTGATGAAACAAATTTCGAAAGTTGCGTTGGTAAAGAGTTTATGAGATTATCTTACGTAAGTGGTAAAAGAGATAACGGTAAACTCAAATATACAGATTTTCAAACAGTTGCATCTGCGCAATCTGAGAAAAGAGACCTTGTAAGTACCTTCAAGGAACACATTAACAATGGATGGATAAAGAACTACAGACCTGAAGTTATGGAAGATTCAAACCCATCAATTGGAAATGATGAGTTAAGTGACTGGTAAACGATCAACTGCTAAAAGCATCATAATTGATTATATATCAAGCATGTTTTTACAAAATACATATCAAATATCATCTCATGATTTTGAGATACAAGTTGTACAATTTGGTAAAGACTGGCATGATAAATGGCATAATCCAAGTACATACAGTAGAGCTTGGAGAAAATTGAAAGAGTCTGGAAGAATTCCAGAACTAGATGTCTTTAGCATAGATACAGTTAAAAATAAGAGCGCAGAAACAACATGGGTACTAAGAACAAGAAAATAGAAATTGTCACAGGTAGCGTAAGTAATCGTGGCAATTTTGACACTATTGATAATTTAAAATCATACGCTACACCCAATCTAGAAGTATATAGGTCAATGTTTCTTTATGATGATACCTTTACAGGTGACATAAAGAAATATGACGGAACTTATGAGATTAATCAAATAATTCTTGATATAGATATTAAGAATGCTGATATAAATCATGTTAAAGACCTATATGCTTTTCTAGCAGATGAATTTGTTGATGATAATAAACATTTCAGATTTTGGTTTAGTGGAACTGGTTTCCATGTACATCTTCCAGACCTGTTTCAGCTTGGTCCACGTAAGGATCTACCAGGTGTCATTA